TTAACTGTTTCTGGTTGCGAAATATTCTTTTCATTAATTTTAATTTTATTTATAATTTTATATGCACTATAATTAAGTTCAGGATATTTTTTATTTATAGCATTAATAAATAAATCAAGTTCATTTTGTAAATTAGTTGATTTTAATACATTAGTTAAACCATATCTAATATCATTTTTTCGCATGTCAAATACAAATTTGTATGGTGTTGATTCTGATAAAAATCTAATTCCAATAGGTAAATCTAATTTATTATCTGTATTTGATTCACGTAAATATTCTTTTTCTGTAATATCACCATCTATTTCTTGTAATTTAAGTTTTGCTTGCTTTAGTTTTTCTTTAATACTAACTTTTTGTGATTTGGTTGTTTCCCATTTTTTATCTAATTTTGGATGATTACAAATATAAAAATATTCTCTAAAATTTCCACTATCTTTATCTAATATTTCTTTCCTATATACAACATATTTAGGTAATGATTCATCTAATTCTTCTGGTAAATCACATGCATCGACACGTCTTTTAGCTTTTCCTTTATTAGTATTTTGTGTAGACATATTAACAAGTCTTAAATTTGTTTGTCTATTATCTAATTTATCTTGATTAATATGATCAACTGTTTTTTCATAGTTTGTTAGATCTTCATTGTGAACATTCATAATTAATTGATGTAGATAAATATTATATACTTTACTATCAGTTCTAAATGTAGTACTGATATAACCATTTACATTAATAAACCATGATTGTCTAACATTATTAATATTTAAAACTTTTTTAATGTCTCTTTTTGATATTTTTGTATAAATATCATCTTTAATATGCATTAAATAATATGTTTCATTTATATTATTTTTAACTTTCCAATACATATTTCTATATTGTCCAGCAAATTTACCATCTGTTATTTTATATGATGTACCTTTACTAATTATCTCAACATTAGGAGGATCATCAAAATTATCGATAAATCGTTTATCATATGTTAATATTAAATTATCACGTTGATAATCATTAACATTATTATTTTTAAAATCAATAGAACTAATTTTTTCTTCTGGATATAATATTTTAATTAATGGAATAGACCTTTTATAATTATTATAAATCCATATTTCATTTTCAGAATTATAAGTAAAACTAGTTTCATTTAAATTTTTTAATTTTTTAAGTTCTAATCCATCTTCAACGGATACAATAATAGTATTATTAATTAAACAATTATTATTTTTTTTATTAAACACTATTGACATTATATTATTAATTAAATATATCTTTAAATATAATTTAATTAATATTCAATTTTTATAAAAATATTTTATGATGGAAATATATATAATTAAATATATTTCTAACATAATGATGTAATATGATGTATAAATGATACAAAATATTTAATTTGAATATGCAGTTCCTGCCATGCCCGACATAACGCGAAGAACATTGTAGTTCTGGGTGTAAATATAAATATTATTAGTAGAATTATTAATAGAAAGAGAGGAATTAACATCTACATGTAGCGAAGCATTATCAATACGTGAAAAATTACAGGTTCCAGTAGGTTGGTGATCTTCAGCTTTAAGGGCGAAAGAATACACGTTAATACCATCTGCAGGCGTATTAGAAAAATGTTGAGCAGGTTGAACATAGTTAAAGTAGTTTCCATCTCTTGTTTGGAAACGGTCATGTCCATTAAGTTGAAGTTTAGCAGTCGTGCAAACATTGTCACTACCGTCAATATTATGTCCGTAATTAAACGAGTTAGATATGGAATATACAAACTGTCTTACAAACGAAAGTGCTGGTTCTGTTAAGTTTGATAACACACATGCATTTGATATATCACTAATTGATAAATTATTTTTTGTTACAATCATATTATCAAGTATTCTTGGGTCTGCTGCATTACCAACAGTACCAACATCACCTACAATAGGAGCTTGTGCAATAAATTTAACATTTATTTTGCTTAATAAGGATCTAGCTAATAATGGGTCAATAAATAGTTGTGGTAATACGGTAGCTAAATCTGCAGGAACGAAATCACATAATTCACCAGCTTGAACACCATCAGATACAAATGTTACATATGTAGAAGTAGTTACACCATCAACAACAGTATCTTCAACATTGAAATTTTTAGAACATACGGTTGCAAGAATTTTAGCAAATTTATCACGTGCATCATTCCAGTTTCCATCAGATGCATAAGCAAGCCATTTATTACTAGTATTAGTATATTTACCAAGACGATGTGCCCATATTAAATATTTAGAAGGATGATTAAAAGTTAAACGATATTTAGATGCAGAACCTTGAATTTGTTCACTTCCAGCAAATTGAAGTTGTTCAATTAGGTATTCGTGAGAAGCTTGAGCAAAACGTTTTCGTTCTTCAGAATCTAAATAAACATAATCAATTAATAGATAAGAATCAGACATTTGAGGTAAGGTAGGTGCTACAGTTCCAACATAATTAATACATTGTAGAGCATTACGGAATTGGAGAGTAATACGAACATCGTGATATTGAAGAGCAATTAAAGGTAGAGCTAATCCATTATTACGATTGAACCAAAATTGAAGTGGTACATATAGTTGGTATTCTTTAATAGTGTCTGAACTAATATTGGTTAGTTCAGGAACATCACCAATCATTTTGGCATATCCACGTTCTTGACCAGTTTTATGCGTTAACTCATACCAAATATTAAGCCAATCACCATATTGTTCATCAATTTTAGACCCACCGATTTCAATTTTAACATTTTCAATAATAGCATGTCCGAGTTTATTAACAAAACCCCATTCACGCCCATCTTTAGCATGCTCTTTTAATTTAACAACAACATACATATTGGTAATTAGATCACCGTTACGATTGATGTTGCAGGTAACAGTGCGATTAAAATCAGCAGCACCATTCCAAGTCTGTTGGATAGGTTCAACAGAAAAGTTTGTATGACGTCTATAGACAACTTTGAAAAAAGTAATTTGGGGATTACCAGAAAGGTAAACATCTTGAGCGCCGTAAGCGACGAGTTGCATTAAACCACCACCCATATTATATATATATTTATAACTAGAAATTTTTTTAAAATTAATTTTTTCTAAAAAACACTTTTATAGATTTTTATTTTATATTTTCTAAATATTTTTTTTAATTTTTAAACATAAATTAAAAAAACTATATATTTTTATAAATTATTAAATAAATTTTATATATTTATTTAAAGTCATTTTTATATTTATAATATATAAATATGTTTAATACAACAGACACAGAATTCCAATCTAAATATAAAAAAAATAAACAAGTGTCATTGAAAGAAACAAATACACTAGACAATAAACATAGACAAATGGTTAAATATTTTAATGATAAAAAAGATGAACATCATGATTTAGTTAATCAAATAAATAGTATAATAAATGAGATTAAAGCAATGGATGAACGCAGGGATTGTTTTACATTATTAGATATTAAAAATAGAGCAAATTTATTAGATAAAAAAGAAAATTTAGAAATAGAATATAATAGTATCAAGTCAAATTTTGATGAAATGGATTATTATGATAATGCAGGTGATTTAATATCAGATTATTATGAAATGAGAGATAAAAAAGAACCAGTTGTTAAAGAAACAAAAAATATAATGGAATTTTTATGTAATAAAAAAGAAAAACAAACATTGAATACTTTAAATAATGAAAGTACATTTGTAAATAAAGCGGGATTATTTGAAAAATACTGTCAAAGAGTTGAAGGTATTCGTGTTAATCATGATGATGGTTCAAATAGAATTAAATATTGTAGTGAATGTAATATTGAAAAAATATTAGATATGTCAGAAAGTGCATATATATGTCCATGTTGTGGAGATAGTGAAACAATTATATTAGATGAAGATAGACAAATAAAAGATTATAGTCCATATAGACGATTAAATCATTTTCGTGAATGGCTTAATCAATTTCAAGCTAAACAAAGTCCAGATATACCCGAGCAAGTATTTGTTGATATTGTTAAAGAACTTAATAAAAAACGTATAAATGATTTATCAATATTAAATAAAAAAAAAATGAAAATTATTTTAAAAAAATTAAATTATAATATTTATTATGAACATGTTGCATATATAATTAATAAATTAAATAATTTACCGCCTCCAAAAATTACTCGTGATATGGAAAAATTATTTATATCAATGTTTTTTAATATACAAGAACCATGGGAAATGTTTAAACAAGTTGAACGTAAAAACTTTTTATCATATTCATATGTACTTCATAAATTTTGCGAATTACTCGAGTTAGATCATTTATTTGAATGTTTTCCATTACATAAAGACCCAGATAAAATAATGGAAAATGATCAAATATGGGAAAAAATATGTAAATATTTAAATTGGGAGTATATTAGTTCATTTAAATAATTAAAATAAAAATCTAATATAAATAAATGAATTATATTTTATATAATATTGCTTTAATATTTATATGTTGGGGAATAATATTAATGACTATTTATATAACAAAAGCATCTACTAATAGTTTTAAAACAACTAATCAAATATTATTAGAAAAACAAGAATATTTAAAAAATAATAGTTTACAACCAGATAATGAAATAATTTATGATTTAAAACCAAGTAATATATATAATAAAATGTTTTCTAATTCATCTGTTTGGTTTGGTTATAGTGATTTTAATGAAAAAGATATTACTGATAAAATTTATATAAAATCAATCTAAAGAATTAATTTTTATATTATATAATGTCAAAAGTAGATTATTTAACTGAAGATACTATTTTACCAAAAGACCAAAAATATATTTGTATGAGTTTTTTAACTGATAAAGATAATAAAACATCATTATCAGGTATTAAATTAAGAGGTGCATTTAATACATATGAAGAAGCATGCGAGCATGCAAAAAAACTTCAATCTATTGATCAATATTTTAATGTATTTGTTGGTGAAATGGGAAAGTGGTTACCATATGATCCTAATCCAGATTCTGATGTTGTTAAAGATTCACAATATGCAAATGCTGAATTAAATACAATGATGAAATCATATCTTGAAAATCAAGAAAAAGCTAAAGTTTTTCATGAACAACGTAAGCAAGAACTTGTACGTCAAAATGTTTTAGATAATCTTCAAACCCGTAAAGATACTTTACAAGATTTAGAGAAAAAGTTAGATGATTCTACAGATACTGATAAAGAATCAGTAGAAAAAAATATGAAAACAATTGAAGAACAAATTAAAAAAATGGAAGAACGTAAATTAGAATTAGATAGTCAAATAGAAAATTTAGCTCAACAATCTAAATTATTTAATATAAGTACTAATTCTAGTCCAAAGATTATTGATAGTTCCTATGAAGAAAGTTAAATTCTTAAATTCTTAAATTCTTAAATAAATTAATAATTCTTAAATAAATTATTAATTTTATTTTATTTTTTCAACAGCAATTCTGATATTATTTTTTCGTTTGGATACAAGATCTAATGGGTTAAAAACTTCTAGTCTTTTATCCCAATCTTTATCATATGCTGTCTTATGATATTTATGAAATTTATTACAACCAATATTAAAGGTTGGAACATTTTTTGCTTTATACCAGAATACTTTATCAGTTAAATTTTTAGAGTGAACTCTATTATCAATAACCATAATTCCATAATTATCGGTTATATCGCTAAAAACCTGTTGAAAAATATCAAATGTTGGAAACATACCTGCATAGTGTTCATATAATCTTTTACGATTAGATATAGTATCTTCAGCTAATAAAAATATATAATCAAAATTAGATCTCATTTCTGGAGGAATACCAACTGAATATTGCATCGTTAATATAAATGATAAATGATGGTGCCTACCATTAAAAAATAATTCAAGAATATTTGGATCTTTTAACCAAGTACCTTTTGAACTCATACAATCATCCATAATTAACATTATTGAATCATTTTTTTGTTTCTTTCCATTTTTTATTCTTTTTTTATTATCATCGCACATTTTTGACTGTCTTTCATAAATTCTTGCTAAAATATCGCTAGAATATTCTGAATAAATATAACTATCAGGAATAAATTCTGAATAAAATGAATTAAGTTTTTCTGTTCGACTAATAGCAATAGCAGAAGCTATATTTTTTTTTTGATACATTATTTCTCTAGTTAAAAAAGATTTACCAGTTGCACGTTTTGCTATCATCGCAATTGTACAGTGATCTACCATTTCATCAATGTTAAATTGTTTAATTGGTATTTTGGTTGCTCCAAATCCTACTTCTTTTGTCGACATAATATAATATATTAGATTTAAATTTCTACTAAAAATCAGGTAAATTGGTATATATTTGTTGATCTGTTATATTATCATTTGATAATGGTCTAATTAGATTATTTGATTTTTCTACTATTTTTTTAATAGGTGTTATAAATGTAATTTCAGTAATATTTTCTACATTATCGTTACATAATTCTTTAATTGAAAATATATCTGATAAATTAATTATTAATCCAATTATTGCACTTACAAGTATTGGAAATTTATATTTATCATAATATGTATTTCTTATTTTATTATATTTCTTATCATCAATATTTTGAAACCATATAACAATTAAAAATGTACATATTATAATAAGTAATTGTTTTAAAATAATATTCATTAAAATAATAAAGAAAATAAAATATATTAATTCTGATATTAATTAAAATATTAATTTTAAACAATAATTTCTATATTAAATATATGACACATTGTAATAATATTAAACAATATAATTTATCTCATATACAAAAACTTATTAAATATATGTTAATTGGATTAATTGTTATAATGGCTACAAGATATATCCCAGATACTATATTACAAACTAAAGAAATAATAATGATAGGCACAACTTCATCAATAGCATTTGCTATTTTAGATATGATATCACCATCTATTAAAATACAACAATTATCTCAAAAAAAAAATAAAGTAATAGTTGAAGCATTTAATAATTAAAATTGTAAAATGCATTTAATAATTAAAGTGCATTTAATAATTAAAATTGTAAATAGTTATTAAAATATTTTTTATTACTAGCTTTATCATTAGGATTAGGATTTGTTGCTACTGGATAGTTTGAAAATATTTCTTGGTATTTTTGATCATTATCTTCATGGCTATAATTTAAACTAGTTTCAATATCTGAATCTGTTGCTAAATCTTTTTGTAAAATTTTTTTAATTTTTTCATCAATTGTATCAGATTGTTTAATATTTTGCTCTTTAGTTGGTTTCATTGTTTCTTCCATTTTTTTAATTGATTGTTTTAATTCAGATATTGAATCTAGACTAGAAATATTATTATCACTATCTTCATTTATTAATGAATTCATATCAGAAGAAGTTGCAGATTTTTTATTAATAATATTAAGAATTCTTGAACCAATAGTTTTATCTGTTATAGTTTGATTTAAATTAGTGTCAGTATTTTTTAAATTATTATTAGTATTTGTATTATTATTATTATTAGTATTATTATTATTATTAGTATTTGTATTATTATTATTATTAGTATTATTTTGTTGTATATTTGTATGATAATCATCAATATCCGTATTTTTAGGTTGTTTTATTAAATCATTATTATGAAATTTTAATTCTAAATCATTATTTAAATCTTTTTTAATTAATTTAGATAAATTTTTCTCTTCTGCTTCAGACATTGCTTTTTCAAAATTATCATCTAAATTATTAAGTTCCATTTCTTCTCCAAGATAAATTTGTAAAATATGTTTAACAGGAAGTAATTTACGAATAGCTTCACGTATACAATCTTTAATAATATTCATACAATCACGTTGATTACGTTTAATTTCAATTGGTGGATAACTATGATATAATAAATATGGATTATTCCATAATTCACGCGCACATTCAATATAAACTTTATGAATAAAATCATAAATATTTATATTTTGATAAAATGAATTATCTATTTTATTTTGTGTTTTAATTGTGGGATTAAATATTAAAACTATTAGATTAGCTTTTAATGTTGCTTTAATTAAATCACTTAACCAACCATAACTATGAGATGAATTCATAATACGATCAGATTCTTTTTCAATGATTGTTTGATTCCATTTTGGTATTCTTTTTAAAAATGATTGAAATATTTTAAGTACATTATCTGGACCTGCTACATCTTGTGCTTCTTTATATATAGATTGTAACCCTTCAAAAATTAATGGTGTTAATATATTTATAAGATGTGTTGTATATTCATTTTTGGTTTCAACTAAAAAATTTAACATATATTATATTATATTTGTTTAGATTATTTTTATTATTATAACACACAATATAATTTTACTAAGAATTATATAATTTATTATTAAGAATTATATAATTTATTATTAAGAATTATATAATTTATTATTAAGAATTCCCACCTCTATTGGAAAGAAAATTATAATCATCTTTACTAAAACATACACAACCGCCTTTATCACCACCATTACATGACATATTAGATCCAATATAATTATCTGTTATTTCTTTTAATATTTTTTTTTCTGCTAATTCTGGAGGAGGTGTCCATTGTGAAAATTTACAACATTCACGAGAACAAATATTATTATAAATTTTAACTGGCTCTATATTATCATTACATTCAATAATATTTTCTTTATCATGTAACGATTGCCTAATAAATACAAAATAAATAATTGCACCTAAAATAACAATTAAAATTATATTTTTAAATTTCATTATATATATATAATAGATTTTATATATTTATTTTCTTTTTTTTCTTTTATCTAATAATGACATTATTAGATAAAATTATAAAAAAATACGAACAAAAAAATAAAGAAATAAAAAAAATATTAGATCCCAATAAAAAATATCTTATTGATTTTCATAAAACAGGTAAAACAAAACAAATATGTTTTAATGAAAATAATAAAAAAATTATAGTTGGAGATTATACATTTTATGGTATTTATCAAAGTCAAACAAAATTATGGATTTGGGCATCATCAATACCAGGTATTGATAAATCTAATATTAAAAAAATAAATTTAATTAAAAAATTAAATCATTTATTTGAATCAGATAATAATGAAAAAATTAGTTTTTATTATCAATTATTAACACAAGATGTAATACAAATAATGGATGAAAAAATATTAGATTGGATAATGGAATTAATAATTTATTTATCAGATGATATATTTTGTTTTACACCTATTAATAATGATGGTAATATGCAATTTATAACATTAACAAAAATTAATGAAAAATATATATAAATCTTTATTTTATTTGTTTAGTAATTCTTTTTTTATCTTTAGATGCCAAAACATTAAATTCAGTAGTTTTATCAATTTTAAGACATAACTCAAGTTCTTTAATTGAAATTTCTTTACCATACCCATTTAATATTTTAATAAGTTCAATTTCATTATTTTGGTCAATTAAGTGATTACATATTTTATTAAGCATTAATATTTCTTGATTTGATTTATTGTTAATAATTTTAGATAAATTAACAATATTTTTTCTATTAATATTTTTGAGAGAAGTTTTATTAAGATCAGAACTAAATTTAATTTCTTCATTTTTAATTTGATTATGTGTATTATTTTTATTAATCCAATATGAAGTATTTAAACATGTATAAAATCCGTGAATGTTTTGTAAATACCAATTTTGATCCGTGTAAATACTTGTTTCTATATTATCACCTCTTGAAATAGAATCAGAAACTTTAACTATATTATAAATAATATTTTGCCAAGTATCTTTTGATTTATTTAATATTTTTTTTAAATAATTTTCATGTATCATTAAAGGTAATAAAACTTTTTCAGATTCATATAATTTAATTATAGTATCATAATCTAGATAATTATTTAAAATTTTTTCAGTTGAATCAAATAATCCAATATCAATATTTTTTTCACGTGATTTTTCAATAAATTCATTAATATTTATTTCAGTAATATTATTATTATGATAGGATAATTCTTGTAATAAATTAATAAGACGTCTAATATCATTTTGAGCAAATTTAATAAGTTTGTCTATTAATATATCTGATTCAAACGTAATATTTTCATTAACACAAATTTTATTAATAAGATATTTAAGTTCAATAATAGATGGATTAATAAAAGTAATTTCATGACATCCTTTTTTTAAATCATTTAATAATTTTGAATGTTGGTTATTTGAAATAAATATAAGAGGAAAACTTTTTAATTTATTATTTTCTTTATAAATATCCATAATATATTTTTTTTCACTAGTTAATGTTATATTTTCAGTTTCATCAAAAATTAATGCTATTTTTTTATTTTTATTTTTACTAAATTGTATTTTAGAATAAATTGAATTAATAAAATTATAATAATCATTAAAATCATCATATATTCTATGATCTTTTATCTCATTTGGATTAATAATTCTTGGTATATATCCAAGGTCTTCTAATATTAATTTAATTGTTAAAGTTTTTCCTAAACCTTGATTACCAGATATAATTATGCCTTGATTTTTAGTAGTAGATAAATTTTTTATCCATGTTTTAAAATTAGTAATTTGTAAATGATTACCAATAATTTGTTCTTCGCATACTGGTTTATATTTATTAACCCATAAATCATTATAATTTGTATGATGCAAACTACATTTATTAAATAACATATTATTACCATATAATATGTTTAAATCTTTATATAATAGATTTAATAATAGATTTAATAATAGATTTAATAATAGATTTAATAATAGATTTAATAATATTTTATACAAATATAATCAATTTAAAAAAGTTTAAAAATTAATTATAAAAAAAAAATTTCTAATAATATATATATATATATATTATGGAAACCCAGAATCAAGATAAACGTAATCGTCCGAGTCGCACGAATGACTCTATTGATGATGAAGTACAAAAACTTTTTAGAAAAAATAATGGAAAAATAGCATCATCTGATTTTATGAAATTAAGACAAAAATACAATGATATTGAACTAGTTGATAAAATTCAAAATGCATATCTTGAAAAACAAGGTATGCTTATTAAAAAAGCAAAAAAATTTGCTCAATTAATTAGAGAAAGATATTCTAATAAACAATATCCTTTTCATGTACTATTAGAAAAAGCACGTTTATTTAAAGTTAAACATGGACTTACTGATGATGAATTTGCTGAATTTCAACGTATTTATGAACAAGAATTAGTTGGTCAAAAATCAACAGAAATTATTACTCCATCTACAAATATGACGAAAGTTTTAGGTTCTGTTAATGTTGATTATCAAGGATTTGCACACAAATTAGGTGATAATGATTATAAAATATTACAAGAAATATTAAAATTACATGCATCATCAAGACCATTACATGCACAAGTATTACTTCAATCTATGCAATATCGTGATTGTGATTTTGAAGCATTAACTGGTGAATACAGACGCGAACTAGGACATAAACCAACTGAATCTATTCATGCAATAATTGCTGCATTATTTTTACCAAAAATTAATGAGCTTGAAACGCACTTTTTACATTCGAATATTTCTGGTATTGTTAAAGCAAGATATAATGGCGAACCTTTAACTAATAAACCAGATTATGAACTTTTCTATGCATTAACAAATGACCCTAATGATGTTGTTTGTGATAGTAGATCTTCTCTTCAAGATTTATATAACCGTGCACAAGTTCAAAATCAATTATGGAACTGTGTTCTTAACCTAAGAAATGGTCAATATTATAATGCTGTATTCCGTGATTTTGTTGGTTCTGTTGATATGTGTCGTCTTAATAAACAAGATAATCCAGATTTAGTTTATGGAAGATATGATGGAACTATATTAAAAAGACTTTTATCTGCATTCTCTTTTCGTCCTACTATTGTTTCTACAACACCTATTTACGGTGTTATTAATGTAAATCCATACCAACAAAATATGCGACCTGTAGTAACTGCTGTTCCAATGATTAATTTACGATTACCACCTACTATTAATGATAGTTCGCCTGTTAGTCTATCAGATGCACTTGAACAACATCAATATTTCATTGAAAATGGAACAATGGTTCCTCGCCACACTAGTTTAATATATTCTCGTGGTGTGCTTTTCTTTTTCGTTGATAGACGTGCAAATGTTATTCGATACAATGATATGCAACCATTTAATGTTTCACGACTACCTTTATCTGTATCGGGATTTGAACGTTTAAATGATCGTGAAGTTGATTACCAAGATCAAATTACTATTAGATCTGATGTTTATCATTTACGTTCGGTTGTTGTTGCTGAAGTTAATCGTATTGCACCAGAACAAAATATAGTAGTTGGATCATCTACCCTTATTATGAATCATGCAGACATTAGTAAAAATAGATATACTAGCGAGTTTATGCAATATGACCCAATATCTGTTTCGGATACTGGTGTATTTGGCCCACCTATAGGTCAGATTCATGGAAATTTTAATACTGGCGGTGCTCCTGGAACATCATTCAATGAACTTGCTCGTCGTCGTGGTATTATATTTATGTATGAATTACATAAGGATAGTTCTGAAGGTAATGTATTTTATTAAATAATAGTTTTATTAAATTAAATAATAGTTTTATTAAATTAACTTAATTAATAAGTTAATTTAATTAATTTTTCAATATAAAAGTTCAAGTGTAAAAAGTAGTTGTTACAGATGGTAGATTTTGTCGCACACCATTAGAAACATTAATAGGTAATGATAATATATTTCTTGGTTCATTAATAGTTTTTAAATACTCTGTTCTTTGTGTAATTTGTGTAATTATATTTGGTAAAATTTCACAAATAACTTTATTATTAAGATCGCGTATTTGTTCAGCAATATTGTAAGGTAAGTGTTTTGCATGTTCTAAAAATACATATCTAAGAATAATTATTAAACTTTGATTTGATTGTGGTCCAATTTTATATTGACCATTTGTATGTTTAAAAACTGACATAATTAATTGTTTGTTAATTAAATCTAAATTTTCATCCGAAAAAAAAGTATTTTCTAGATCACCTTGTTCGCATTCAGAAATTTTAACTTGATTTTTAATTAATTGAGTTCTTAGTTTATTTGCATTAGCATTATCATTAAAATATGCAATAGGTAAATCTTGAATATCAAATAGTTTTTTATTAAATGTCATTAAATTAATAAAGAAAATATTTTTAATATTAATTATCTAAATTATAAGTTTCATAAATATATGTTTCATCATATTTCATATTTTTTTTAGTTTCTGGATATATTTTTTCATTTTCTGGATAACCATATAATGAACTTGTAAATACATCAATTATTTCATATGTATTAGAATTAATTATATTTTTTGTTAATACTGACTTTTTTAAACGGTTTGTACTATCTCCAATATAAATAACCCATACATATTCATTAAATCTTCTTTGATAAACCATTAAATTGCCTTTATTAAAATTAGGTTTGGAAAATGTAAATATATTATCTTTTTCACTTTTTAATAATAATGTTCCAACTCTATTATGTACAAATTCGCCAAAATATTTTGGTATTAAATCTCGTATTTTCAGAATTGAAAATATAGCTGTTGGACCTGATGGACCCGATGGACCCGATGGACCCGATGGACCCGATGGACCTGATGGACCTGATGGACCTGATGGACCTGATGGACCTGATGGACCTGATGGACCTGATGGACCAGGGACATTATTTGAATTTATATATTTAAGTAAATTAATAATGCTATCATCAGGAATTGAACCTCCCTTAACTCTAAGTTTTTGTGTAAAATTATCTGGATGTATAATATCTCTAAATTGATGATAAATTAAATTATTTATCAAAAAATCTGGTATATTATTATCACTATATAACTTACCTAATATTTTATATTCTTTATCATTATTTGAGTTAATACCTGGTTCAATATCTGTAAATTTAGTATCTATCATTAATATATATCCAAAATTTGGAATATAATATTCAACATTATCAACTTTATAAATCCATGATCCAACCGCATTTGGATCAGAATGTATATCTTTTATATATACATTATTTTCTAATGAAAAATTTTTAATATATATATTATTTTCTTGTAAAATAGCCATTGAGTATACCAATTGAAATAATATAGATTTCCATACATCTGCTGTATGATGACCTGTTGATATCATTTTCTTAACTGAACCAAATGATTCATAAATTCTTGATGTCCATTGTGGAAAACTTGATGTAGGCGCCTCTGTTAATAATATCAATGATTTACCTGAATTAATTGTTAAATCTTCTTTATCAGAATTAACATTATTTACAACATTAGCAGATTTATATTGCACAGGTAATAATGATTGAAATAATCCATCATTTTTAGAAAGATTATGCAAGTTATTAATTTTTTGTTCATTTTTTTTAAGTTCAATAATATTTATTGATTCATTTAATTTTAATAATTCAAGCTGTGACCAATTAATTTTTGATTCAGAATCAATTTTATATAATATTGGACTAATAAAATTAGGAGATACTTTCTTTTTAATAATATCATTTTTAACCCAATCATAATATTTTATTTCTCTCCATAAATCAAAATTATGAGCATCTATATTATTATTTATATTTTTACATTTTAAATCACCAATTGACATCATATATACACGAACATTAATACCCATTGATTGTTTACCAATACCAATTCCTTTATTTTTTTCATCAAACCGAACAGGATATGCAGCTTTATAAAGTAAAAAGTTTCTTGGTAAATCAGCATATGGGTTTTTATTAAGTGTATATGGGTTTACATCCATAATTTTAATATAAGATAATAATGAATTTTTACCACCTGTAATATTCATTTCTTCACCATCTTCTGATTGTAAAATTGTATTTCTTAAAAAATCTATTAGTTGTTTACGTTCATATAATGTTTTAGCAGTTAGAGAAAACGGGCTTCCAGGTAATATATCTTCATATATTTTATTAATTGATGTATGATTTGCTAATGGATTAGTTAAACTAATATTATATACTTTTTGTACTGGTGGTTGATTCATGACTTTAGAATATGGTAATAAATGATTCATTGTGTCCCCAGATTGATCATATAATGGAATAAAAGAAGGAGGAAATTGTGGTTTAGCCGATGGTTTTTGTGATGTATCATATATTTTTTGTTCTAAAAGAACTGGTTGTTCTCTAATTGTATTTTCAGATGAACGTTTTTTAAATGTATCTCTATTATCATTTGACGTAAAAGGTGTATTACGTTCATTTTTATAAGGAGCTTTTTCTAAACTACCACCTTCCATATTATTTATTTTATCATCTAATGTTCTATTTAATTTGATTTCCTTATTAGATTCTTTTTTAATAATTCTTGAACCTAATGATAATTGTTTATCAGTTATCATATTTTTTGATTTATGATGTTTAGAATTGTTCATTATATTAGTTTTAGATATTAATTTATTTTGATGACCTAATATAGAATAATTATCAGAATCCATAAAAGTATCTATAGTATGTTTTCCAGTTAAATAATTATGATTTACAATAGTTTCATCATCATCATTCTTTTTAAAAGGTTTAATTTTGTATTGTTCAAAATATTTATCTTTTAATAAATCAATTGCTGAAATATTTTTTAAGCCTCCAGTAGAAATAATTTTATTTAAAAATGTTTTAGTATCTTTATCACATTTTTTATCTTCTTCCGTTTTAATTGACATTTTAGTATTACCATCTAATAAATCTTTTACAAATACATATATGTCATCTATAGAATTATTTTTTGCATTAACTAGTCCATAATATTTAGGTATAATTGCATTTTCAAAATTTGTAATTTTAATATCAAATCCATAATTTGGTAAATAATATTTTTTATCAGAATTTGTAAGATTATCATATTCAGTATAAATATTTGTTGTTTTTTTAATATATATTAAAATATTTTTAACTATTAAATTATTATGTCTAAATCCTAAATATTCTTTTTGTAAAACTGCTAATGTATGTATTACTTGAAATAATAATCCCTTATAAGAACATACATGATGATTTAAATATTCTTCTAATGTTGTTGTTTTAAAAAATTGTTCTTTTAATTGTAAAGAACAATTATCGCTTATTTCATTATTATTTAATGCTGATTTTATTTTTAAATATGATGGATCATTTTTAATAATATTTTCAATATCTGTTATTTTAACATCAATATTTATTAAAGGTAATAAAATATGGTTTGTTTTTTTACTTAATACTAAATGACTTAATAAATATGAAAATAAAGAAGCATTATTAATATTAGAATCAAAATTATTTATATTTTTATCATTATATTGATAAAAACTAATTTTAATATTTACTGGAAATTGATTAGAATATCTTTTTAATATTATTTGCTTATTATTATCATCGTAATTTAACATTTTAAAACGTGCATTTAAAATATCATCTTTATTTTTATTGTAAGATTCAATATCATCTGCATTTGTTGGTATTGATATTTTAATATCATCAATTGATATTTGTCCAAGTATAATTTTATTAATACTAAAACAATTATTTGTATTTAAATTATACAAATAATCATATAGGAGGTTAATTTTATCATCTAAATCATAATCCATTATTTATTAATATATATATATTAGAATTTTTATATTTTATATTTCTAAAACATCTAAATTATAATTATATTCATCGTTATTATGATAGCTTGTAAATAAATAAATTAATCTAGCAATATATGCTTCAATATGAATTATATGACGAGTTCCTTGACTTAATCTTTGTTCAAAAATAGATGTAATATCTATAATATTATATTTTAATTTTAAATTATCAGTTTTATTAATTAATTTTAACATTATTTTACGAATGATAAGCTGTGTTGGTATATTTGTAATAAATAATATATAAAATTGCTCTCTTATTTTTTTCATAACACTATATAATTTTTTATTATTCTGAATACTTGGTTTAATAATAATATTTGCAATCATATCTATAACATGTTCCCAATTTTTTTCATATTTAATACCATATTTAAACATTTCTAATAACCATATAGCATGATTTACTTTATTATCAGAATTTTCTATAATTGTTTTTAATGTGTTATATGATATAGTTATTTTTTCTTTTTGACATATATGTAAAAGAGTTTCTAAAATTTGTTCAGATGAAGGTAATGGTACGCGTATCATCAAACATCTTGATCTTATTGGTTCAATAATTTTAGATAATTGATCTGATATTAAAATAAATTTACATGTATTAGAATATTTTTCCATTGTCCGTCTTAATGATGCTTGAGCATAATATGATAAATTATCTATTTTATTAATAATAACAACTTTAAATAATTTACGATGTTTTAAAATATTTAATAATTCAGATTTTGCATAATCTTGAATGATTTCTTGGATTAGATATTTATCAAATCCATTTGAATTAGGTTCAATTATAATATGATGTTTTGATTGTTTTATCATGATTTTTGTTTTTGTATTTGAATACCCATTTACTGTATATTCAACTTCTTTTAATTCAACACTAAATTTACCATATATTTTTTCTAATAATTTATTAACTAAATATTCTTTACCACAACCACTTGGACCATATACAATTAAATGTTGAAAATTTGAATATCTCCAAATACCATATTCTAAATCATTTATTATTTTATTAAATTCAATATTAGGTAATTTAATTATTGAATCAATATTTGAATATATTTGAATATGAGCATCAAAACTTTCTATAATTTTATTTATAATAGTTTGATGACATGTTATATAATTTGAATCATTATAATACTTATCTACTAAAAACATTATTAATTATATGCTATAATCCTTTTAAATAAAAAATTGAATATATTATTAATTAATTATAAATTAATAATATATATAGAAAGGGATGATTGAGTTGTTTAGTAGTTCAGACTTAGATTATTGGTTTAAAAATAAAGTTGTTGATTGTGGAAAATCAGATAAATCAAAATATTTTAATTTTGATGTACAAGATGTAAAAAATAGCACAGATAATACAGATAATACAGATAATACAGATGATAATACTGAAGAAGATATATATAATTTATTATGTTATGAAGAAAATTGTAAAAAATTGAATAATAATCATAAACAATTTAATAATAATTATAATAATGAATCAAAGTATTATAATCAAAATTCAAGAACTATTAAACGAAATTCAAGAACAGAATCTATATATCTATCCAATAGTAAAGATAAATATTATAGAAACCAAATTAAAGATTATAGAATCAATTATTCACAAAAAACCAGTAAATATAACAGCATATACAAACACACTAATTCAAATAGTAACCAAAGACAAATGTATAAAATGCAATAGAAATGCAAATTATATAATATTAAATTGTATTCAAGAAAAACTGTGTTGGATCCATTCTCAAATCATAATTTAATATATTATAAAAATTGAAATTATAGTAGTTTCTATATTAATTTTATTTAGTTAATGAAAAAACTCAAAGGATTAAAAAACTTACATGTTGATTTTATTGATATTATAAACCATCTAGATGATAAATTACAATCAAATTTATCAGATATTAAAAAAGAATATCAATATAATATAACAGAGGAAAAAATAAAATTATTGATGGCTGTTTGTAATGGTGAAGGTTTAGACTTTGATAAAATAAAAGGAAAATATCTTAAAAATAAAGAATTATCGCAAATTAATTTTAATATACCAAATGAAGAAACTAGCATAATTGAAGAAGATTTATTAGATAAATTAATAATTGGTGATAAAGAATATTATTATGAACATAAAGAAAAAGGTATTGTTTATGATATTGATTCTAAACCTGTTGGAATTTATACTGAAGGAAAAGTTATTTTTGTTTAAATTATATTAATTGTTTATAAGTTGTATTAATCTTAATGTTGCTTTTTTTGACCATTTATATTTAATATTAAATTTATCTATATTGTCATCATTTAATGTCTTTTTTTTAAAATTAGAAATAAAATAAGATAAATCATCATAACCACCTAATAATAAACTTCCTAAACTATTATCTTTACATAAATATATTTGTGGAAAAGTTTGAATTTGTTCATTTTTATATTCAATTTTATTTAATACATTAACATTAATTATTTCAGTTCTAATATTATGCAAATCTAATAATTTTTTTGCTGCAATTGAATATCCACATTTATCTAACAATATTGCTTTTATATAATATTCCATTATACAATATTATATAATATTTTTAATTTATATAATATTTTTAATTTATATTAAAGATTATTTTATAATATATAAATAAAGTAATAAAATGGGCGGAGGATTAATCCAACTCATAACTATAGGAATTCAAGATTCCCCAATCATTCAAAATCCAGAAATTACATTTTTTAAAACTGTATACCGACAACATACTATGTTTTCACTATGTCAAAATACTAGACATATTGATGATTTATATTTTGAAAAAAGCGGGCATAAGATATTAGAAAAAAATGGAGATTTATTATATAATCAATATTTAAAATTAGAAATTCCATATTTTGAAATTATTAAAACTTATACTAATAAAAATGTAATACAATCTGACTATAATATTAATGAATTAAGTATTACATATATGAATAAAAATTGTATTGTAATAAATAATACTAATAATTGGTACATTATACCAGAACAATTATTTATGCTCGGTAATTTCAAAGCAATTCTAACTAATATTGAAGCATCATTAGTTGAACCTGCTCTTTTACCCGATTATATTAATTTATCAAATTTAGATAATTCAGTTTATTTTTATAATATTATAGAAAGTCATGTATCTTCAGTAATTACACTATTAAGAGTTGAATCAAATTATTGGGAACAATTTTGGCTTGATTTTTTATCAAATACTACAGAAGATATATTATTAGATTCATTACAAACACTTAAACAATCTTATAATAATTTATATGAACTACTAAGATTTAAAATATTTTATCTTTATTCTTCTAGAAATTCTTATTATAAAAATGCATTATATTTACAATTTGCTACAAATAGTAATCAAGTTAATGAAGGTGGTAATATAATAGAAAAGACTGAAACAGAAAGATATATAGAATATATAAATGATTTTTCTACTGCAATTTTAAAACTTGATGTTTATGAAACTGATATAATTTATAATTATTGTATAAATAATTTTAAAAATTTTGATAATTATAAAGTTGATTGTTTAAAATATACTCCGCTAGTAATTTTATTAATATATAAAATGTTATATTCCGATAATAAATCAATTTACACATTTTGGAAACAATATTCAGTTTTAGATAATAATGATATAAATAATTATAATATTATTGATAAAGTTAATTATCAAATTGAATGGCAAAATAATATTAATACATTAATTAATGACACTTTAAATGCACAGAATATTAATAGCGTAATATTAGATGAATTATTTAATACATTCTTTGGTATAGAAAATTATATTGTTAATCTAATTAATAATTTTAATTTATCAAACTCAAAGAATATTTACATTAAATTAAAAACATTTATGAGTAGATTTTATTCAGTTCCAAATAATCAATTAAATTTTAATGATTATTATAAACCATTTTATTATATAAAACCTATAACAATTACTACATCAGAAACCACATATTATTATAATTCTGATTCCTATAAACAACAATTAATAAATGAAACTAATAAATATTCACAATTAAAAAAAATAAATATTGATTTACTAGATGAAATGAATAATTTAACACCTGTAAATTTAGAAAATATTTTTGCAATTATAGCTGAAGATATATTAAATATTATAATAAACAATGATACTATTAATAATTCTATAAAATCTTTTATAATATTTTGGAGAAATTTAGTTGTTGATAGATTATATAAAAAATTTATAGATATTTATCAACAAATACAAACAAATCCTGATTTTACTAATTCAAATACAAGAAAATTATCATATTATTTTACATTTAATCCAGGAAATATAATTACAAGTAATGAAATAAAAAATTCTTGGATTGAAATGTTCTATAAAAATAGCTGGATTGGAAATATGTCAATTGGAAATAATTCATTTATAAAATTTAAAGAAAATTTATATAATATAACAAAAGAAAATATAACATCTGTAGATACACAAATAAATGAAAATAAAGATTTTAATAAATTACAAATAACTAATAAATACTATTATACTATTACTACAACATCACAACAAACGGCTACGTATATAAATAGAATAAAAATAGATTATACATTAAATAAATTAATAATTAAATATGATAATTATTATGATACTAAATCAATTATTACAATAATAAAAACATCTCAAATAACTAACAAAACAACACCTATTTTATTTAATTCTATTGATTATGAAATTATATTAAATGAATTAAATGTTAATAGTATTTATTTAGTATTTACACTTGATGAAAAATATATTTTTGAAGATAATGATATTATTACATTAAATGTAGTATATACAAATTATATACCATTAGTAAGTTTTAATGAATCTAATATTCCAGACTATACATCTAATAAATTAATGTTATTATCAAAAAATTCAAATAATCAATTAAATCTATTTAATATAGTAAAGGCAAACACATTATATAATACAACAACTAATGATTGTATATTAATTGATAATGTTATTGATTCAACAAAATTAATTTTATTAACAATAAATTATTTGAATAATAGTTTAATTGTAAACCCAACTAATTTTATTATAACACCAACACCAACACTTACAAATAATACAAAATTTATCCCAATTGGAAAATATCAATATGCAATATCATATTATTCTTTAACTGGTGAATCCGATATAAGTCCTATTAAAGATATTACTATTACTAATTTATCAACTGGAAATCAAATTATTATTATAACTTTACCAATATCAGATAATAAAAATATTATAGGTCGTAAAATTTATAGAACAAAGGTAAATTCAAATGAATTATTATTATTGGTAAATATAGAAGATAATATAAATACAACATTTATTGATAATATTCAAGATGATGAATTAGGTATTGAATATATTAACGGACTTAATATTAAATTAAATAAATTACCAAATATAAATACTAATGTTACAAAAACATTAGTAACAATAATAAAAGATGATACTTTACCGTTATATTATATGAAAGATACAAATGGAACCCCTATTACATTACCAAATATCTATGATAATATTAATGAAATATATTTAGAAATATTTGATTATCCATATGAAATAATTAATTCAAATAATTTTATTATAGATAATACAGATAATACACATGTCAAATTAAAAAATTTAAATTATAATTCTAATTATCTTTATTATTTAATTAACGTAAATAATGCAAATAATTTTAATGATAATATAAAATTAGCTCCATCACATGAACAATTATCAGTATTTAAATTATGTGATCTAAGTTTATCAATACAGGATGGTTCTATACCAAATGGTAAATTATCATTAGGAACATATAAATATAAAATATCATTATATAATACAAAAACATCAATAGAAACCATAGCTATTGATAGTAATATTTCAACAACTAACCCTTTTATATATTTAATTAATTTTTATGAAATACAAAATAAAAAATATAACAGTTTTCGTATTTATCGTACACTTGTAGATAATAATAAATATTATTTATTAGATACAATTACAAGTATATATAATTATTATTATTGTGATATTATATCTGATGATGATTTAAAAATTTGCCCTGAATATATAGAACCATTTTTTTATATTACAAATACAAATAATGATGATATTACAAAGTCACCACGAGTTCAACCATTTTTTAATGTTGCGGATAATTCCAATAATGCTATTTTGAAAATTAAAATAGCAGATATAGTACCAAATTTATATAATTATATATCACATACTGCAGATTACGAATATATAAATAATAAACAATTATCAGACTTAAATGATTATGTATTTAATAAACCATTTATAATGTTAGTAAATAATACAGAATCATTATATTTTTATAATATTAATTTTAAAGTAAATAATACATCTGTAATAACAATAAATGATATGGTAATAAATTATATGATACCTTTAAGTACTCAACAATTTTTTATTAGAAAATCATCGTTATATTATTCATTAAATATACAAACAAATACAACAACACTTGTTAGTGATTATAGTATAGTACAATCAACATTTAATCCATCTTTTGATGAATTTAATACTCCGGTAAATATATTAAAAACAGATTTTTATCCTACATTTATTGATAATTTAATACAAGTATATGATAAAGTGTCATCAAATAATGATTATATGCAAATTATTCAATTAATTGATTCAATAAATAATAAATATGTAAATACATTAGTTAGTTTTTTAAATAGCGAATCACCAATATATGGATTTTTATCAAAAAGTATTTTTAAAAATATACCAATAATAAATAAACATTCAAACTTATTTAATTATAAAAATTATACTACTGAGCAATCTAAAATAAATCAAATATATTCAAACACAACAAATTTAATTCCATATATACAAAGTGATTTTATGAGTTATCAATATAATAATTTAAGATTAATTGATAATGATATGACTTATGAAAAAAAAGCTTTATCAACATTAACATTTATTAACAAAAATAATATTACTGTATTATCACCTATATATAAATCTTATTTATCAAAATATAGATTATCAGATAATTTAATATTATACTTAAATAATGTATCTGAATTATTTACAAACCATTTACAATATGTTAATGATAATATTGATTATCTAAATATATCTAATCCAAATAATATTAAAAATGAATATATGACAATCAGCGAAATTAATCAAAATATATCTAATAACTTTTATGATTATTCAAATTCAACAATAATAACAACATTGCATCCAATTATTGATACTAATATATATAATATTAATATTGTAGATCAACAAAATAATATAAAACAAATTAATAATTTTTCAAT